CTGGTCCGAGCTGTCCGCCGAGATCAGCCCGATGAAGGAGAGGGCGATCTCGCGCGTAGCGTCCGCCTTCGAGATCCCCAACGAGATCTTGATCGGGATGTCTACGGCCAACCACTGGACCGCGTGGGCGATCTCCGAGGAGGGCATCAAGCGGATCAAGCCCTACCTGGCGTACGTGGCCGATGCGCTGACCCGAGGGTTCCTCCGGCCGGCGCTGACCAAGATGGGGGTCACTGACCCTGAGCGCTACGCCTTCAGTTTCGACGTGTCGCCGTTGGCTGCCCGTCCGAACCGACTCGATGAAGCGCTCCGGCTTCATGAGCGCTTCCTGATCTCCGATGAGGAGGCCGTGAAGGCCGGCGCTTTCAGCCCGGACCAGATGCCCAGCAAGGAGGAGCGCGCCCGGATGATCATCCTCCGGGCCGTGGCCCAGGCCCCCACCCTGTTGTCCGATCCGGGGGTCCAGGCCATCCTCGGGATCTCCGGTCTGTCTGCCATCCCGGTATCGGGCCGCCGGCCCGGAATCTCTTCAGGCGAGGAGGACGAGGAGACCGGGGACGATATCCCGGACACCTTGGACGACGGCCCATCCGAGGAGGAGCCCGAGCCTGGCTCGAATCGGGCGCTGACCGCCGCGCTGGACCGGCGGGCCGCGCATGCCATCGAGGCCCGTCTGAACGACCGGATAGCCGAGATCGCCATGACCGCCCGGCCCACCCCGCCACCGAGCCCCCAGCATGTGTTCAATGCCGCCTCGAAGTTGATCGTCCTTCGGGCGTTGGAGCTGGCCGGGGGCCGGCTGACCACCCCGGCCGAGCGCCGGGGCCGGTGGGCCGAGGTCCCCCGCCACGAGCTGCACGTCCGGGTGGGTCCGATCACCCCGGACAAGGCCGTGAAGGTCACTGCCGGGGCCTGGGACCACCTTCCCGAGGTGGCCCGAGACCTGGGGGTGAACGCTGAAGACCTTGGCCGGTTGCTGCGTGGGTACGTGTTCGAGCTGTTGACCCGGGGCATGGCCCACCACGATGACCTGTTGTACGCCGCGCTGTCCATCGCCAACCGGGGCCAAGGCCTGGAACCCGATCCGGTGGGGGTGCCAACGTGACTCAACCGGTCTGGGATGGGGGTGGTCGGGACCCGTGGCTCCCGGCCCGGCTGGACGCCAGGATCAACGCCGGGGCCGCTGAGCGCTTGATTCGGCGTTCCTTCTGGGCCGCCCTGTCCGGCTGGCTGGTGGAGACCGCCCGCCGCGTGCTCCGGGGCCAGCGCCCGGACCTGGAGGTGATCTGGGCTCGGACCCCCGCCTGGGCCGCCGCTGTTGACCAGGTGGTCCGGGGCGCGGTCCGGCCCGCGATGGGTTCGGCGTACGAAGTGCTCCTCGGCCGGGAGTTCCCGTGGGAACAGCGCGCGTTCTCCTCGGCCTACCTGGCCGAGGTCCGGAACCGGCTGGTCCGGGTGCCCGATGAGGTCTATGACCTGGTAGCTGGACAGGTTGCCCAGGGGGTGAACCTCGGGGAGGGCATCCCTGAGATCGCGCGCCGGGTTGACGATGTTCTGTCAACTACGGCCAGCGAACGGTGGCCCAACCGCGCCACCGTGGTAGCTCGGACCGAGGCGATCGGTGCGCTGAACGCCGGGCGCTTCGATGCCTTCCGGGCCGTGGCTGAGGAGACCGGGGACGAGTTCGAGAAGGTCTGGCTGGCCACCATCGACAACCGGACCCGCCCCAGCCACCGCTCGGCCGATGGCCAGCGGGTCCCGGTCGGGGAACCGTTCGAGGTAGGCGGGTTCAAGCTGGAGTTCCCGGGGGACCCGAACGGGCCGCCCCAGGAGATAGTTCAATGTCGATGCACGCTGCTACTGGTAGAGCCGGGAGAAACCACCGACATGAGCAACCGCCAGTTCCTCGGCGGGGCGTAGTCTGGACTGACCAAGGAGGTTATCGATCATGGGTACCAGGTTCCGGGCGATGCTCGCCCCGATCGGCGTGAGCACCGGGGACGGGCGCCGGTTCGCTCCCGGTTCGATCACCGCTGCTCCCACCCCGCTCCCGTTCGAGTGGGCTCGGGAGCGGGACACCGGTCACGATGGCGCGGTTACCATCGGCGCGGTTCACTCCGTGGAGATCACTAATGACGCTGTCTGGGCTGAGGGTGAGTTCTTCGATGACGTGGACCGGGAGGAAATGCCGCGCCTGGCCGAAGATGTGGCTGAGGCTATGAAGCTGGTCTCGGAGGGGGTCCTGGGTCCATCGGTGGACCTGGATGAATTCGAGGGCATCCCCGTACGGGAGGGCACCGATCAGGAGATCACCCGGGAGGACCTGGAGGAGGCTGATGAGAACGGCGAGGATCTGAAGATCGAGCTTCTGATCACCGAGGGCCGGGTTCGCGCGGCCACCCTGGTCTCGATCCCTGCCTACGTGGAGACTGTCCGCCCGTTGGAGTTGATCGAGCCGGAGGATGCCGAGATGGCTTCGGGTGTGCGCGCCCTGACCGCCGCCGTGATCGGTTCCACCAGCCTGCCGATCGCCTCCACTGACCGGGAGTGGGACGGTCAGGCCGCCTTGGAGCGGGTGTTCGAGGCCAACACCAACGAGGATGGAGAGGTCAACGTCTCGGCTGTGTCCCGGGCCTTTTTGTGGCGCGACCCGGACGCGGACCCTCAGACCAGGGGCGCGTACTCACTCGGGTTCGCCGACATGATCGATGGGGAGCTGACCATCGTCCCCCGGGGCGTGGCCGCCGCCGCTGGGGGCCGGGGGGTCGATGCGGCGGACATCCCGGAGGCGGACAAGGCCCGCATCCGCTCGCGGATCTGCACTCTCTACGACCGGATTCAGGCCGAGAATGAGGACTGGCCGGACTGTCCGTTTACCCGTGATAGCGAGGCTCGCGCCGCGCTGGTTGCTTCGGTGACGCTGCCGGATATCACCGCCTTCGACCGTCCCGAGCTGGATGGCCCCACCCCGATCACGGTCGACTTCGACAGCGGCCGGATCTTCGGGCACATCGCTACGTGGGGGACCTGTCACGCCGGGTTCCCGGACGTGTGCATCACCGCCCCGAAGAACTCGCGCCCGGACGGAGAGTACGCCTGGTTCCACCGCTTCCCGGTCGACACGTCCGGGGGGACCGTTTGGGCCGGCCGGCTGACCGCCGGGGGCCGGCACCCGGGCCTGAACTTGACTGCCTCGGCCACCATGAGTGCCTACGACGGGAAGACCGTGGCCGCGTACGTGCGGGCTGGGGAAGATGATCACGGGATCTGGATCTCGGGCGTGGTGAATCCGGACCTGGACGAGCGGACCAAGCGGATTCTGTCGCGCCGGAAGGTCTCTGGGGACTGGCGGGAGACTTCGGACGGGCTGAGCCTGGTGGAGTTGCTGGCCCTGTCGCCCGGTCCCCGGTTGTACTCTGAGCCTGGGTTCCCGGTGGCCACCCGGTCCCAGGATGGGCGTCAGGTGGCGCTCACGGCCGCACTCGGGCCGTCTCCGGACGATGAGCCGCGCCGGGAGCTGTTCGCTCGGATCGGCCAGGAGGTGGCCGCCCAGCTCCGTGCTGAGCGTGAGGCCGAAAAGGCCCGGCAGGCCCGGCGTGCCGAGTTGGCCGCTGCCCTGGAGGCCGACCGTACCAACCGGGCCGCGCCGGTACGCGCTGAGCTGGCCGAGATGCTGGAGGGCTGAACGATGGGGTGTAACTGTGGGGGCAAGAAGCGGGAGAGCTACGTGGTTCAGCTCCCCGGAGGGCTGCGGATCACCAAGACCTCCCGGGCCGCCGCGCTGGCGTTTGCGGCCAAGCATCCGGGCTCGAAGGTGGTCTCCGGGGGGAAGTAGGCCGTATCAACAACATCCAGGCCCCGGCTATTGGCCGGGGCCTGGGTGGTGTCTGGGTTATGCGAACGGGTCGGGTTCCGGGGCTGGGAGCAGGTCGAACGGGTCCGCTACCTGGGAGGCCAGGGCCGGCCGGTCCGAGCGCCGGGCTTTGGCTGCCTTCCGGTTGGTCTCAATAACCCGGCGCTGGGTCGGGGTCAGCGGTGGGGCCGGCTTACGGTGATGGTGCATCTCGATCGGTCCGCGTGCCTGGCCGGTTGGGGCGAATCCGATCCTGGTGGGGCGCTGTGTCGTCATGCCCACAACTATACAGGCATGACGGGAAAGTGTCAAGCCCGGACACGCGGAAGGCCCCCGGATCTCTCCGGGGGCCTTCCGGCCGGTCACAGCTTGCTGGCGCAGATCGGGCCGATCCCCGCTTCGATGCTGTCTTCGTTAGTGAGAACCCGGCCGCACTGGCAGCACGTCCCGTACAGCGCTCCGAACTCCCGGGCCTGGTCCATCGTCATCCGGTGCTCCGGCCGGAGCCGGTTGACCACGCCGGGCGCGTACTCGAACGTCGCGCGCTCGCCAGGGGCGCCGGGAACCAACCGCTTGGCGTACTGCTTGCCGGACCCGTGAACTGCGTGCTGGACCTTGAAGATCACGCCGTCCAGGACGTACATCCCGTCTTCTAGCTCCGGCATGGCCGCCTTCAGCTCCCGGACCTTGCTGATCAGGCGGTCAATCCACCGGCTGATGTTGCCCTCCCGCCCCGGGGTCCACAGGTTGTGGGTGTCCATGTGGGCGGTGTACTCACTGGCAGCCTTGGCCAGGTCAGCGTCCAGGCCCCGAAGCTCATCGGTCAGCTTCTCGATCAAGGCCCGCTGCTTCGGGCTCGGGGCCACCTTCGGCTCCTCGGTGTCCGGAACCAGGTCCAGAAGATCCTCGTTGCTGGTCCGGGCCGTCATGGTGTCGATCATCGCTGGTGATCCTTCCCTCTGTGGAGTTTTCAACTTGCCCTTGTGCCTACTACTTTACAGGCGTGGCGGTTAAGTGTCAAGCCCAGGGGCTGGTTTGTGCCCCACGTCACAGCCATGACGTTTAAGTATCGTGATCCGGGGCGCCCGGTGCGAGATGTCCGGCACATGCGCTACGCTGGCGCTTAGACGTACCGGTGACTGGTCTTGGCCCGGCCGGGCGTGCTGAGCGCAGAGGACAACCTCAGATGTACGAGTTCCCATTCGAGGTGCCGGCCGATCTGACCGCCGTCACTGATGAGGAGCTGGCGGAGCTATCGACGCGAGTGCGCGAGCACGCCCAGGCCCTCCTCAACGAAGACAACGCCGACCCGGACGCCCTGGTGGCCACCCGGGA